GTTTCAAATGGTTATCTAACAATCAGCCATGCATTGGGCGGAGAAATTAAAATTACAGACGGTACTGGCGTTCTTTCAAGTGCAGGATTTACTGCGTGGGCACGTTCAAGTGCAGGTGTAGAAACAGGTACTGCAAACTACTATACAGCAGGCACCGATGATGATCACAATTTTGTAATTTCAAACTGGAAGCCACTTGTATATGAAGCAAGTGACGATGCTCCAACAGCAACTCCAGCAGATGGCACACTTTGGTACAACACTGTACTAGACGAAGTTGACATTATGGTACATGATGGTACTAAATGGGTTGGCTACTTAAACTATGGACCATATGCAGGTGCAACAGATCCAAATGGTCCGATTGTATCAGCAACTGCTCCTAGTAAGACAGGCGGCCAGTCAGATGGTACTGATCTAGTTAATGGTGATATTTGGATTTCAACTGCTGATGTTGACGAATACGGTGTAAAAGTTTACCGTTGGGATAACGCGGCAACTGAATGGGTAGCAATTGATGTTACTGACCAAACAACAGAAGAAGGTATTGTGTTTGCAGATGCACGTTATGGAGTGTCAGGTGCAACAGGCGATACAGCGGGTGCAATTAAAGATCTATTAAGTACAGACTATGTAGATCCAGATGCTCCAGATCCAGACTTATATCCAAGAGGTATGTTGTTATGGAATACAAGACGTTCAGGTTTCAATACTAAGAAATTTGTAAAAGGACACATTGACATTACTGCTAACAGTGGTAAAAACACACGTTACGGTGACGAAGCAATGACTTCATACAAAGTTGATCGTTGGGTAGGTTATAACACAACTAAAGAAGACGGATCAGGTTTATTCGGTAGACATGCACAACGTCAAACTATTGTAGCGGCTCTTAAGAGTGCAGTAGATTCAAACGATCTACTACGTGACGAAGAAACACGTAACTTTACATTGTTAAGTGCTCCTGGTTATCCAGAACTAACAAGCAACCTAATTGCACTAAACGTAGACAGAGGCTTAACAGGATTTGTTGTTGCTGATACTCCGTTTAGACTTGCTCCAACTGCAACTAACTTGCAGAACTGGGGTAACAACACAGCAGGTGCAACTGTAGACGGTGACGACGGCGCAGTAAGTTACGATGAGTACATGGCAATGTTTTATCCATCAGGATTAACAACCGACGTAAGTGGTAATAACATTGTTGTTCCACCAAGTCACATGATGCTACGTACTATTGCAGTAAGTGATGCGGTATCGTTCCCATGGTTTGCACCAGCAGGTACAAGACGTGGTGGTATTAGTAATGCTACTAGCGTAGGTTATATTGACGGCGAAGGCGAATTTAATGCGGTAGCATTGAACGACGGAATCCGTGAAACAATGGCCGGTGTTAAGATTAATCCATTAACATATATTACAGGTAGTGGTTTAGTTAACTTTGGTCAGTACACTAGAGCAAGAAACGCAAGTTCATTAGATAGAATTAATGTTGCAAGACTAGTTGCATACTTAAGACGTCAAATGACATTGCTTGCTAAACCATTTATGTTTGAACCAAACGATAAAATTACACGTGATGAAATCAAACAAGCAACTGAAAGTTTATTACTTGAACTAGTAGGTCAAAGAGCATTGTATGACTTCTTAGTTGTGTGTGACGAAACAAACAACACTTCAGCACGTATTGATCGCAACGAGTTATACGTAGATGTAGCAATTGAACCAGTTAAGAGCGTGGAGTTCATTTACATTCCACTACGCTTAAAGAACACAGGTGAAATTGCAACTTTAGGCAATCAATAATGGTGATAAATAAAACTATACAAGGAGCAATTAGATGGCTATTTCAAGTTTAAGCAAATTTACAGTTCCGTTGGCGAGTGACCAATCAGCAAGTTCACAAGGCTTGTTAATGCCAAAACTAAAGTACCGCTTTAGAGTATCTTTAGAAAATTTTGGTGCTGGTGCTCCTAACATTGAACTAACAAAACAAATTATCGACGTAACGAGACCAAACGTAAACTTTGAATCGATTGCGATTGATGTTTACAACTCAAAAGTTTACTATGCAGGTAAACACACATGGCAACCAATTACAATCACAATACGTGATGATGTAAACAATGCTGTGAGTAAGAGTGCAGGTCAACAGTTACAGAAACAGTTCGACTTCTTCGAACAATCAAGTGCGGCTTCCGGCGTAGATTACAAATTCAAAACTAGAATTGAAATCTTAGACGGTGGTAACGGTGTTAACACTCCAAACGTACTAGAAACATTCGAACTAGTAGGTTGTTTTGTACAAGACATTAACTACAACCAGTTAACATATTCAGATTCAAATCCAGTTGACATCACAATGTCAATTCAATATGATAATGCAATCCAAACTAATGGTGCTGGTCAGCCAAACGGTATTGGTAGTGCTATCGGAAGAACAATTAGAACTTTAGCAACAGGCTAAGGCTTTAATCGTAGTCATCTGTTTAATTGGC